CGTCGCTCATTCGGCGGATGCACGCACAACGCTTTCGGTTCATTCTGTATGCGCTTGATTCGCGGTAGGCGACCGTATCAGTCTTCGGGTGGAACATGTGGTATACGGTTCCGTACAGACGTTTGCTGGGACCGACAAGACGTTTGCACTTCGTAAGGAACGCATCGTCCTCGGCTCCCCATCTTGTGAACGCCTCGTCAAAACCGCCGACGCGTTCCCACGTCGACTTCTTGAAAACGTTGCACAGACCGGTCTGGCGGAAAATCTCGGCACCGTGGTCTTTCGTCCCCGGCAACAGCTGACCGCCATTTATCATTCGGTTCGTATCGCACTCGTTCATGTAGATGACGTCGTCGAACGGAAACAGAATAGACGCCTCTCCGTTGTCAAGCAATGATACACCATTCCGTATGGAATCAAACGAATCCATAGACAATAGCGTGTCGGCATCCACCATCATGTAGTAGTCATATTCCTTGCCCTCTGTAGCCTTCATTGCACGGTTGAGGAGTTCGGTCTTGCAGAACCATCGGTGACCTTCCGGGTCGCTCGCCATGACACTGCACGGAACGTACGTGACATTATTTAACGACGCGGCTACGGAATACTTTTCCGGATATTGCTCGGCGACGACTACGTCGATATCAGGCATTCCCAGCAATCCCAAGACAGCCTCCTTCAAGTTCCGTCTGCGGAAACGGCTTCCGTTGTCGTAAAACGCCATAAGTGCACAAAAACGAGCCATACAACCCTCGTTGATAAACTACTGAATGGCAATATACCAAAAAAGGATTTGAATGTCATTTAACGGAATTACAAACTTGCGAGACGCCAAGGAGAGCGTGAAGCTCAAACCGTGGCAACTTGCGGAAATAAAGCGGTGCGCCCAAGACCCGCTGTATTTCATCAATACATACATGTATATCAATACCAAGGACAACGGCATGCAACTATTCAAGACGTGGCCGTTCCAGGACGAAGCAATCAAGCGATTCTTGAAGTATCGATTCAATATCAACCGCTGGTCACGCCAGGTCGGTAAATCAACAATCGTTCGTGGCTTCATCCTCTGGCACGCAATGTTCCACGGTGACCAGCTAGTCGCGATGCTCGCAAACAAGCTTTCGCTCGCGAAGGAACAGTTGCAACTTCTACGTGACTCGTATGTCGCGTTGCCCTACTGGCTACAGCCAGGTGTGAAGCTTTGGAACAAGATGTCTATCCAGTTTTCCAACAACACACGTATCCTAGTCGCTGCCAGTTCTCCTGACGGCATCCGTGGTTTCTCGCCTAACTTGCTGTATCTGGACGAGTTCGCCTTCCTTCGTAACGGCATGGCTGAAGAGTTCATGGCATCCGTGTTCCCGGCAATCTCTTCCGGTAAGAAGACGCGTGTCATCATCACTTCGACGCCGTTCGGCCTTAACCATTTTTATCGAATGTGGGAAGACGCAGTCGACGAAAACACTGCATCCTATCACGATTTAATGTCAAAATATGTCAGATCGACCGTTAAATGGAGAGAAGTGCCGGGTCGAGACGAACAGTGGGGCATCGATGAAAAGGCTCGTATCGGCGAGCAGAAGTTCCGCCAAGAATACGAGTGCGACTTCATCGGTTCTGCCGTCACGCTTATCGACTTCACCATTCTACAGAAGCTGAAACCGAGCGAGCCGAAACTTGTCCGAGGACTCCCGGATGAATACAAGCTCAGGATATTCCAGACTCCGATACCGAGACAGAAGATGGAACTAAACAACTGGGTGTATGTCGCCGCAATCGACTCCGGCTACGGTATTCGCCAAGACTACCACGTGCTACAGATTTTCCTTGCTCGTAGCAGTACCGACATTGAACAAGTGTGCGTTCTATCGTCAAACGAGGTGACCATTGAAGACTTCTGTACATTGTCCAGAAAGATTCTGAAGGGCTACTACGACCCAGACCTTACAATCGAGTTCAACGGACCTGGCGCACGTACATACTACATCTTCCAGCAGAACCTCGAGTATGACAACATCGTCAACTACGACAACAAGTTCCGTGGCATGTGGGCGACTGACAGCATCAAGCAGAGCGCGGTCATGCTTCTCAAGCTGTACGTACAGCGTTTCTACGCGAAGCTCCACGACGAGACCACGATTAACGAGCTGATGTCGTTCACCGAAGTTACCAAGAAGCACTGGGGCGGCGGTGGCGGCAACCACGACGACCATGTCACGTCTCTATACTGGATTATCTACCACGTGGCATCTACATGGTTCCAGGGCAACCAGGTCGAGATTCCATTCCTCAGCGGTCTCGAGCTCATGTTCGCTTCCATGCCGGGTCACGAGTCCGAAGAGGACAAGGCAATCGAGTTCGTCAAAGACCCGGACGCAGTCGCCGAGCAATCCGCCGTCGGACAGCTCCAGTACAAGCAGTTGCAAGGCGTGCATATGCCGAACGTACGCGTTCCGGAAATGGCTCAAACCATATAAACTGCGGATAAGCAACCATAGGTGTTTATAGCTATGTTCAACGAACTTGACGAATTGAAAATGCTGACCCAGTGCGTGGCACTCGAATCCATCGACCTCACCAAGGAAAAGGAAGAGGCTGATGAATCTGACGACGACGCACTCATCGTAGACGGCACGATGGATGACAGACCGTACGAAAATGGCAACCCGGTCACCGTATGCCGTGTTAAGGGTTCTAAGAAAAAGGACGACGAGGAAGAAGATGAAGACGATTCGGAGGAAGACTCCAAGAAGGAATCCGATTCAGACGAAGAAAAAGATGGCGATACCGAATGCGACGGAGAATCCTGCAAGGAATTCGGCGGTAGCTCGGGCAACGTAACATCCAAGTCTCGCAAGCAAAAGCGTCCGATTTTCGAGCTCGACGACAACGACGACATTACTGATGAAATCGCCGAAGGTATCTTCGGCAAGGGTCTCGGCACTTTCAGCGGTCTCGGCTCGTTGAAGAAGGCTATGGAATGCTGTTGCGACGGCGACCCGGACTGCGACATCCAGTTCCATCCGGGCGACTACGTCAAGGCTAAGAACAAGGGCATCCCGGTTATCCTCATCGTCAAGTGTTCCGACGGTCCTTGCGTCACTACCGCCAAACCGACAAACGACATGGACGAGTACTGCGAAGGCAACGACGGTTGCTGGCCGGAATTCACGTTCAACCAGGACGAAATCGAGCCGATGGATGGCGTGTCCCTCAACGACATCGTGAAGGTCATGGCGTTCAACGACTCACAGATGGAAAGCCTTACCGACAGCTCTATCGACTCTAAGCCGATGGAAGATGCCGTAGACCGTACAAATGACCAGTTCCACTGCAAGAAGCTCTACGGAGCGGACAACTGCAAGGAAAACGAGTTCTCCGACCCAGGCGACCTCAACGAGATGCTTGACGACATCTGTGGTCCGATGAAGACCTACGAGTACACCACTCCGACGATTACAAAGCAGTATGGCGACGGCTCCGTCGAAAAGACGAAGTCTTCCGGTTCACTTTCCTTCGGAGCTTGGTAATGGCAGAACCGATCAAGACACGTCCGAAGTTCTACTTCGACAACGGATGCCCGATATGCTCCCAGTACAAGCGTGTCGTCGAGAAGAAGCTCGGCGACAAGGCTGACTACATTCCGGCATCAAGCGGTGCGTCCGACTTCGAGTACATCGGCTACAACGGCGTCAAGAGCTCGGGAACGCAAGCAATAGAAGCCCTCGTAAAGGACTTTCCCGAGATGAAGGACTTCATGTGGGTATTGCCGGAAAAGTACCGCGTAACCGCTCTAAAGGCGGTCTACAAGGTCAGCAGCGTCGTAAGGAAGGCGTACGGTACAGTCAAGAAGGGATGCAACTGCGGCAAGCACTAGGCGTCGTAGACATTGCGTCTTACAGAATACTTGGGCAGCTTCTTCAGAAGTTGCTCAATTATTTTTGGCTTGGACTTTTCAAACGATTCAAAAGCGATTTCGTTACGGTACGTAGCGTCGTCACGTTTCAGTTCATAACGGTCGCCCTCGACGGCACATATGCTTGACAACGCCTCGCTGAGATTGATGATGATGGAGTCGTTTCGTACACCGCCATAAGCCGGGTTATACACTACCACGTGTGGTTGCTTTCCCACAATAATGCGTACGTCTGCGCCGAGCACATTCAGTTGCAAGCCCTCGTCGGTAAACACCTTTTCCAGCTCGCCATTGTCATAGGATCGGCTTACCAAGGCGAAAAGCTCGTCGGCAAATGTATGGGCGAAGTTTTCCGGGTCGTCGTTGTATAGACTGACTATGGCTTCGTAAAGATTCTTGTTGTCGCCACAAATCCTCTTGACTGTTTCCAAAAATAACATGGGAAGTAACCGTTATAGCTACTTCCCAGTTTATTCAATACGTGGATTTTAGTCGAGGTTAATCGCGGTACCTTCGAGCGGTGTCAAGAACCCGAGAGTCAAGTGGAGCTGTCCGTTCTCGAACGACTTTCCGATTTTCTTTGTATCGACCGGACGCGGAATCGGGTACACGACGGTATGCGTTCCAAGCAAGAAGTCCGGAATGTTCACCTGTGAAGTGATCTTCGGCTTTGCTTTGCTCTTCGTCTTGGTCTTCTTCGCGGACGCCTTGAGTTCGTTTGTAAGGCTGTCTACAAAGGTGCGACGTGTGAAGGTAATCGACACCTCGTTCTGCGGAGTAAGTACAATGTTCACGTCGGATTTCGTGAGACCGGGCAAGTCCACTAGTACATGGCACGTGTCGGTCGTCATGACCAGCTCTGAGAACGGTTCACGCAAGATTGCCGGGTCGCTGCTGTCCTGGGTCAGCGGAATCGGCTGACCTTGCGGCGGAATCTGCTGTTGCATGGGAACCGGTTGCGGTTGCATCGGCTGTTGCACAGGCTGCTGGTAATATCCTTGTTGCTGGTACACCGGAGCTTGATACGAACCAGCGAACTGTTGCTGGTTGTTTATCGGTCTCGGAGGCGGTTGCTGAGCCATGCTGTTCACGCCGACACCACGAGCTGCACCGTTACCGATTCGATATCGCTGGTTAATCATATCCGTTTCCCTCTGGGCTTGCTGTATGGCAGCCATGCTGACACGCTCGCCCTCGCCAGTTTGTCCTAGCGTGACATTGTAGTCAGGTACGCCGTTGTTAAATATGATGGTAGAGCCAAAATCCTCTTCAGCCATGTTAGACCTTCTTTTTAGATGTTCCACTTCGACGACGTCATCATCGTCGTCACCGTCGCCAAATAACTTAGTCGCAATATTCTTCCAAAATCCCATCAGCTACCCAGCGCGTTACGCAGCTCGGCAACCGACTGAACACCCCTAAGCTTACTCAACGCACGGTTTTTAATCCTGCGTATGATTTCCTTGCTGACATGACGCTCTGCGGAAATCTCGCCTACGGTATCTTCATATCCGTCCAAGCCATACATTCTACGCAGTAAATTACTCTCTTCCGGCGTCAAGTAGTCTTCCATAGCGTCATTGAGCACTCTAGACCTTGTATCGGCTTCGTTAAGAGCTTCCGTCGACTCGCCGTCTGACTTCAGTACTTCGGACAATACAAGCGGAGAGTGGTCTGTGGAACCGGTGATAACGCTCCGGTCGAGCGAAGCCGGTTCCGAAACTGCGTTGTCGGCAAGCAAGTCATAAGGAACGCTGTCGACCGCCTCGCCCTTCTTCCTTGCCGCAAGAACCTTCTTGCGACGTCTGACCGGTACACGGACAACGTCACTGTTGTTGACAATCATGTCCATGTGGCGTCTGACCTCGTAGACGGCGAAAGAGTCGAACTTTACACCGCACGTGTAGTCGTACTTGTTGAAAGCCTCGAGCATTCCCAGCTTTCCTTCGGAAAAGAAGTCGCTCATCGGGAGACCGGTCGTATTGCGGTAGCAACGGGCAAGGCTCAGCACGAATCTGAGGTTTGACTGGATTACGGCTACCTTTATTTCCTGGCGTCGCCGTTCGTCCTTTATGGAGTGGTATTCACGGAAAAGCTCGGTTTCAGCTTTTCGCCCAAGAATCTTGTACTTGGAGGTTTCCTCAATCAGTTTTTTCGTAGACCATTCATCTTCATAGGTCTTCATCCCCACATCCTTGGTGGCATTATCAGAAATATAATTCATCGGAATTTGTAATGCAAATTTTTTGAAACACACAATAAACTCCAGTTTATATGACCTACAATTACAACTCTCTGATACTTAACCGAGACCAAGCAGCATTCAAAAAGCTAGTCGACGAAGCTTCGGCAAAACTGACGAAGTATTCCCGAGAAGTTTCCATACTTGGAAGCAAGACCGGTCCCGGCTACGAGTACTCGGACTACGTACTGACTATCCGCGTAAGCCACGACCGCAACTCGGTAACCGTATACCGTAACCGTGACGGACGGCTGGTCTACGCAATGATTAACGGCAATGTCGCAAGTATCAACTATGAGTATATTTATGTCGAAGACCACCTACAATCACTTTTAAAGGAAGGGAATGGCTAAGGAAGCAAACATATCTGTAGAGGGAACCGTTACCGAGGAACGTGGTAGCGGTTTCTTTACTGTCGTGCTGGACAACGGACACGAACTAATCGCACGTCTTTCTGGAAAGATGGAAAAACGTTTCAAGATCCAGGTGCGTACCGACGACCGCGTAGTCGTCGAGATGACGCCGTACGACCTAGACAAGGGTCGCATAACTTACCGCTACAAATAGGAAAACCGCCGGTCGATTGACCGACGGCTGAACCTTCGCCTAGATGACTTCTCGCTAGGCTTTTTTATTGCGCTTGGTCGTCTTGGTCTTTGCCAACGGCGTCTTCACAATAATTTTCACGGTATCGGACTTCTTCGCAGCCTTCTTCGGTGCCTTCTTCTTTGCGGAGAGGGTGTCGATGAACGTGGCGACGTCCTTAGCCTTGGTCTTCGGCTTTGCCTTCGCAGAAGCCTTCTTGGAGGCGGTCTTAGCCGTCTTCTTGCCAGCCTTCTTCGTGGCTTTCTTGGCAGCCTTCTTCTCGACCGGCTTCGGTTCCTCGGCAACGGTTTCGACCATAGCTTTGGTAGCTTCAGCAACGACTTCATCAACCGGGATTTCTGCCGGTGCCGCAGTACCAGCTTCAATCGTGGTCGCGATTTCGTTGAGAGATGGTTCAGCATTACCAGCTTCAATCTTGGCAGCGATTTCGTTGAGAGAGTCATCAAGCGTCGAAGCCGGTTCAGCAGTTTCAGTCGTCTCGACCGGTTCGACCGTGGTGGACACGGATGCTTCCGGTTCGGCAACTTCGAGCTGGTCGTTCTCGACCGGGACTGCAACTTCGGTTTCAACCGGAGCTTCTTGCGGGGTGTCGACGGTGATGGTGTGTTCCGGATTTTCTTCCGGCGTGAGCTGGATATTTTCAAGCGGGTCGTTCTTGAGAGATGCGCGTACCTTGAGGGCTACGACAACAGCGACAACAAGGACGCCGATGATAATACCGATGATTACGTTGAGACTGATGCTCATAAGGGGGTTCTCCTGGAGTTTTGTTTTCCTTTGATTCAATCTATTTCATTATGCAAAAATCGGAACAGAGATAATAAACTACGGATATGGCTAAGAAAAAGACAAACATCGACGACATTTCCGACAACCAGTTCATGCCGGAAACAACCACCGAATCGGCAATCGACAAGGAACGGCACGCTATCGACATCGTGTCTGTTACACCGGCATGCCCTCCACCGGCACAGCCAATACAACCTACAGCCCAGCCAGCCAAGAAGAAGCGTATCCGCATCCGCAAGAAGGCTACTCGCAAGCTGTCGGCGGCAATCATCTGCCAGAATCCGAACATTACCCAGTTCATCTAAAGAGGTCAGCGATGTACAAGGAAATCAAGAATCTCGTAGAATCTTCCGACCCGCTCATCCGTGACGCAGTCCGCCAGATTTTCAACGCCGTGTTTGAAATGGGCGAAGCGCCGACTACAGAGGACGCGGTAAACAAGCTCAAGGCTCAGTACGGTGACAACCCTAACGCAGTTACCGACGGAACTAAGATTGTCGGTCTTTCAGCCAAGATGGGCATGGGCGACAGCGAACCGCTTGCACCGAAGGAAGACGAGCTGGTCAACGATGTCATCAACAAAGTTGCTGAAAACAATCCGATCGACATCGAACTTCCGAAGGAACAAGACTTTGATAACTTGCCGAGCGACAATCCTCCTCAACAGCCGATGGAACAGCCGGCTCCTATTACAGACGAGGACCCGATGAAAGACGAGGCAATGACCTCTGAGGAAATCATGAACGCACCACCGGCAATCGACGACAACATGTCTGACGATGACCTCGGTTCTCTGATTAACAACGACGGAAGCGGTGGCGACGAAGCCGCGATTTAAATAGAAAAGGCGACTATCAAGTCGCCTTTCTTGCTATTTCTTAAATGCACCAGCTTCTTCCAGCTTTCGATGTTTTTCCGCAAACATCTTGTCTCTAGAATTGTTATATATCCGCCTTGCGTACTTGACGTCGAATCGGCTATCTGGGTCAGCATCCACCTCGTTTGACTCTTTCAGTGTTACCGGCTCAAGCTTGCTGGCGAGGTCATATTCCAGAACATGAAGTCTAATTGTCGTCTTGTTAATAGTTTCCTTGCTATCATGCGAATAGGAAAGTGTCGACCGTTGCGGAAATTCGCCACTGCATACATGGCAATTATAACGCATCGTATCGATTTCGTTAGCATATTGCCAATCGACTACCATGATGTCGACTGTAACCAAGCCACCGATTAGAGACGGATATCGATACATCGCAAATTTATCGGTGTCCGTAAATGTTATGAGCAAGTCATTTCCATCAAACTTCACATCAGATGTGAGGAAGTTAAGATTCTCGTAATTCCACGGCTTAATCGGATTGCACGCCATGTATTTAACTATAAACCGGCAACTTCTGATGGAGTCACCTACCTTATCGATTTGTTCCAACGCGTTCGGAACCGCTTTAGATTCTAGGCTGTTAGACATAAAACACCGTAATGATTTTGATTGAATCTACATCATTACAACTGTTCGGACACATGGAACTTTGCGTGCTTCGCAGCTTCCTTCCTCTTTTCCGCCTTGACGATATCGCGTACCTGTTCGTTGGCTTCCTTTTCACGGTTACGGATTTTCTTGAGAAGAGCCTTACGGACTTCCTTATTGTATTCAAGGCGTTCCGGCGTGACGTTACCGTTCTTGATGAACTTGTCGACGTTGCCGATGACCCTGGACACCTTGATTTCTTCGTCGTTGAACGTATTCAATGCGTTGATACGTGCGGTCGTATTTTCACGAGCGGTCTTGACGACGTCGTCAATCCTATCCCACACGCCATACATTGAATCAAAGTTAGATTCGATATAACTGCAAAGAGCACTAGGCGACATCGGATTCTGGTTTATAGTTCCTTCCGGAATCCAGCGGTCACCCTTCCAAGCCTTTCCCTCTACGTGAACCGGGATGATCTTGAGACGACCGTCTGCATTCACCTGGACAAGAGTCATGTGCTCGGCGTTTGCCGCCCAGTTGATGCACTTGCGCTTTGACACGCCGTGGTCATTATAGCCAAGGCTTACAGTCTCGTTGCACTGGAAGACTACTCCCCAGTAGTAGTTCTTCGTATCCAAAGGATTGAGTTCCTTCAGCTTCACGGTATAGATATAGCCGTTACGACGACCACCGACTTCCTCGGTCTTCGAGTTGGTATCTACTTTCCAGAACGTATTCAAGTTCGGTAGACCGTGATACACCTGGGTTTCGCAAATCGTACGTGCGTCAAGTTCGGACTGCATCAGCTCGATATACCACTCGCCGTCCTTTTCTTCCCTCGGGTCCTTCGTATGGTAGAATAGGTTCAGAGTACCGTTCACGAAGTCAATCCAGACAGGGTCTTCGTTCTGGAAGTCGTACTTCGCGAACCACATCGCATACTTCTTCTGTGCTTCGGTAGGCAAGTCGATGACTCGTGACTTGCCGTCAAAATCGTGCGGAGCGAACCCGGATTCACGGCACTTGTTCATAATCCAGAAGTCGAGGATGATGTCCTTGTGGGAATCCCAAGTAATTCCGGCGTTGATGTAGTTGATGAGACGAATGCCGGCAACCTTCTTGGCTTTCATTTCAAGAAGAATCTTCTGGGACGGGTCCCATACACCCACGGAATTGATGCTGTTAAGTAATACCGGCTTATCGTTCATAATTACCTCTGTACGCAGTTTATCGGTTTCAGATTTCCAAAAATCGTATAAACTGCATTGTAAAGCAACATTTTAAAGGTATATCATGTACGATATGTTCGACCTCCCCAATGAAAACGAGCTTGCCCAGATCATTCTGGAGGCTAAGAAACAGCCGCGCAAGAACGATACCACTCTCGACGTCAACGACTTCTTCCCGTTCAGCACTCCGGTAATGGAAGCCAAGAACAAGAAGTCCAACGTCGTCTCCGACAAGACCGGCGTCGTGAAGCCGAAAGTGGACTTCCGCGATTCCGACGTTGCCACGTCATGGGAAAAGTTCCTCGGCAACATGAAGGCAAAGAAGTCAGAAACCAAGACCGACAACTTCGGTCGTCTCGAAGTCAAGAACGGCGAAAAGATTCCGTCTCCGGAAAAGGTTTCCAGCACTATCAAGGCTCTCAAGACCACTAAGGTCACCGGTCTCAACGGCAAGACCACTTCCGAAACCGAAGAGCTCGGCGTGTTCAAGGAACTCGCAAAGACCTCCGCAACGAAGCTTCCGGACAAGACCGGTGTCGTGAAACCGAAGGACGGTCTCGGCAAGATTGCCGCCAAGCCGAAGGTTATGGACATGACAAAGGCTACCGTCATCGTCAAGGACGCATTCCCGTCCAACGGCAAAGGCAAGACCATCGTCGTGGACAAGACTGGCGTTGTGAAGCCGAAGAACGGTCTCGGCAAGATTGACTCCAAGCCGAAGCTCATGGACATGACCAAGACTACGGTTGTCGTGAAGGACGCAATCCCGTCCGCAAAGGCTACCAAGCTCACGGACAAGTCCGGCGCAGTAAAGGCCAAGAAGCTCGTTACCGCCAAGTAAGGTAATCGTATGGCAATAGACCCGGTGGAACAGTACAACAACGTGGCGAGACGTCTGTCGCGAAACCCGATGCCGGTGCATCAGGGGTTCGCCCGTCTACGCATATCGGAACTGCCGGTCAACTATGTCGAGCGTAGGCAGAGCGTAACCGAGCCATACACTACCGATGCCCAGGAAGTGGTCAACGCGAACATCAGGGACTGGGTCGCACCCGGTCTCCAGTGTGCTCTCGCCAAAGAGGGTCACTACAAGTTCGTGACCAACATCCCGACGCAGGAAGACAACCAGTATGACGACACCATCTCGGTGTCCATGCTGACCGACAACCGCTACGAGAACTACTGGGCAATCAACCGCTACATGGAAGTCGTGCAGAGCGGTCAGACCGACGCAGACCCGGTGCGTGACAAGAACCACCGCGTCTACGGTTACGACCACCGCTACCGCAACCGTCTGACATACTTGCAGTGGATGGACTTCCATTTCGCAGACGACGTCGCTCAAGAGTATATGATTATACGTCTCGAGCGGTGTCGCTTTACCAACATTTCTCCGCTGAAGTTCAAGCCGGGAAGCTTAGAACCAGTCCCGTTCGACCTCAGCATCAAGTACGAAATCCGTCGCATCATCCGCCTTCCGGACCCTAACGAGCTGATGGACGCAATCTGCATCTCATACGGTGCCGACTCGTACTACGACAACAATGGGGGCATAAGCAATGGCGACTAATTACCAGCGAGGAACTACTTCAGGAATAGGTCACGTCTCTGAACGAAAGATGTCCGGCGACGCATACCTTGCATTCTACATGGACAAGTTCTACTCGGCTGCACGCGGACACCTCCTCAACAAGTACCATGTGGGTCTCTGGGGCGAGTACGTCTCCGAAGCTCTCAGAGTCATGGACAGAAACTCGTTCGCCGACAAGTACTCCCTATCCACTACGAAGACCTTCAAGGACACCGGCGACGCCCACTGGAAGGCGGCGTTCAACAACTGGTGCGACCTCTTCTACGACCGTAGCAGCAAGGTTCTCAACATGTACTGGGCGTGCGAATCTGCCACAGTCCAGGGCAACACCGCCAAGACGAAGGACTACAGCTCCATCGACACGACAAAGCAGATGGCTTATCCGCTTGCCATAGGCGACAACGGACCGAAGGACTTGACCCTTAAGATTGTCGACGACCCTTACATGATGTGGTACCAGTTTTTCAATGCGCTGTTCAACGTGCAGTACAGCCCTCTCGTTCTTAAGGCTAGAAGCACGTGGCACAAGATCAACGTCGCTATTGACGTGTATTCCGAGGCTACTACTATTCAGCGTAGCGGCACCGGTCAGCTCGCCACTGAAAAGAACCCGTACATCACGGACATTTCGCTCAACCAGATGTTCGAATTCAATTCGGCTGTCCTATTGGGCTCTCCGAACGTGAACCTTTCCCAGGGCGGTGACGGCATCTACAAGTTCGACGTGAAGTTCCGCTATCCGAACTGTTTCCACGGCACTTTCAAGACACAGCTACGCTATCTCCGCGACAATACGAGGGACGGCACCGACCAGTACGCCCTCGACGCCAAGAAGGACAAGATTACGTACAAGTACGGATTCTACGAGGACAACCTCGCATACCTCAAGTCCTATCAGAAGAACTATGTATACGAGGCGTTCAACCCCAAGGAATACTACAGCAAGTACGGCATGAAAATATTCAAGACCAAGGACGAATAGAAAAAGCCCGCTTCGACGCGGGCTTCTTTCATTTTACCATAGTTTCGACTCGTTGCCGGACGTCCAGCATCTTCTTCGGTCCGTAGAACTTCACCATCGACTCGTACTGGTTGTACATCTTTGCGTTTGTACGGGTGAGCGGTATCGCTGACACGTAGTCGTCGTAAAGCGTATTCACGAGCTCGGAACACAAAGTAAACGCACGGTCGTCCAGAATCTCCACGCCCCAGAACTCGGTGCTGTACGGAGTGTAGTAGAGACCGTTTCGACCGGTAGCCAGCTGTGACGGCATCTTGACCTCCTCGGAATACATGCGGATTCTGTCGAAACGTCCGCACACGTACTTCAAGAAGCTATCGATGCGGTTGTCCATGATAACCAGCGGATCGGTAAACGCACGGTCTCGAATCATCTTTCCGCACGCATCGAGAGGAACGTTGGTAATAGGTATACCGGCACCGAGGAGCATTCCATTGCAGATTTCCTCGTATGTCATGTCCGGCTTGTAGAACGTCTCGTGGTGGTCACGTTCGAGATACTTGAACGGATATTCATAGTTGAACCCAATCATGGTGAGGTGGGAAAGCTGTATACCACGCCAGCGTGTCATGCCCATTGCCTTGCAGAACGTATCGACGAACGTACCCGGCATGTTGGACTTCATCGCGCTCACGAGCTTCGACGGAGAATTTCCCTTGTTCACGAGGACCGAATAAACGGAGTCCTTCTTGAAAGACTCGCACACGGTCTTCCATTCCTCGGCGTCGTCAAACGAGTTCTTGTTAAGGGGGAACTGGATTATTCCGTTGTTGGTGTTCTTGATGCGAACCTTGTCATACGGAATATAGAGGAATCTCGGGTCGTGGTATTCCGTATAGCTGATTGGAATAGGCGAAACTACGTTGAGCAAGGCGACCGTATTGCTGGACAGCATGTCGTTGAACATGTCGAGGGGTTCGCCGAGCCTAGCCGTCGCGAGAAAGTGGACAGTTTCGCCGTTCATCTTCCGTCTGACCGCCTCGATAACGGCGTCGAGACTGTACCCCATGATATAGACTATTTCCTTGGCGTCCATCAAAAACCTTTTCCGTCGTCTTGGATATAAGGGAGGATGTACGTGTCAAGCCATTTCTGTTCCGGGAAGTGGAACATTACGTGGTATATGAGACCCTTCTCGTTGCAGAACACGATCGCCGGTAGCTTTTGCATGCCCAGGTCGGTGTATATCAAGTTCTTCTCTGGTTCCGGCTCGATGACGGTTCGCACGCACCGGACTGGGTCTTCACGCAAGTTGTACTTGTCGAGCCAGTCGAAAAGGTCGCTGAAGGCTTGCTTGCACGCCGGACACAGGTCATTCTCGTCGTAGAAAATGAAAATCCACATGATTACACGCTGTCTGGAAACCAGATCGCTGTACGCCTCGTTACCGTAGTCGAGGAGACGCTTGCTGAGCATCTCGAAACCGCCGTGGATTATGACTCCGTCAGTGCTTAGTGACATCCGCTTATCATCCTTAGTTGAGACTTAATCTATTTCAATCACAGGCGGATGTTGTAGTTAAAGAGCTTTCCCATGTTCTTTTCGTTGGCTATGAACCAGTTTACACCCATTCTCTGACACCACGCCTCGGCTGCCGCCCATTTCGCATGGTTCACAAGCACGTCCATCATCTTGACCTCGAACGACACCTTGCGCTTGCGGTACCGTTCCCACGCCTTCTCGTCAGCCGTGTTGGGAGGAGGGTTTGGACGCTTCGGCACCACCGAATACGTCGTCGGCTTAATCTCTATGAGATACCTCGACACGTCTTTCACCGTCTCGCCGGTGGTCTCGTCTTTCCGCTCGTTGGTGACTTCTACGTAAAGGTCTGGCTTGTAGATTGAGAGCTTCTGGTACTTCGGAGACATGTAGGCGATGGAAATCGTAGGCGGCTCGTACGCCCAGAACGTGATGAGCGGATGTACGTCGCACAATACGAACATCTTCTCCTCCCATTCCGACTTGAACTGCGGAGGCGGAGCATTCTGCATGTACTTCTCCGGATGGAGGAGCGTGTACGTTCCCTTGTGGCAGTCCTTGTAGTAGTTATGAGCCATTATACGCCAGCCATCTGGTACATTCTTGCATAGTAGCCAGCAAGGCTCTCGTCGCTACGTCTGCTTGTAAACCGCATTCCCATGAGCTTTTCAGAGCGAGCCTTGCTGTAGTCGCTCTTGACCTCGTATGTCGCCACGATAGCCGGCGTTTTCACCGTGCCGTCAGCAGTCGGATATCCGGTCGGGTCGTTTGCATAGTACGGCTCGCGGATTGCGGACTGGTTGAGACCGGTCGGTCTCGACGAGTAGTCGCCAGTAACGGCTTCGATCTCATCAAGCTTTTCCGTAACATAGTTCACGTAGTCATTGGACGTCGCGTAGTTGTTGGAGAAGCGGACAAGCTGGTACATGTGCTCGATGTAATAGGAGTCGTCCTTCTGTGAGGACATGCTTCCTACGATGCTCTTCAGAGACTTCTCCTCGAACTTGGAAATCTTGCGAGGTCCGACAAGGACTTCGTTTTCCGTGTCGCTGGCGTAGGTAAACGTGATAGCAGCCTTGAGCGGAGACGGCTCGGCGGTCTCATCCTCATGGAAATCGGAATACGTGTACGGACGTTCTGCGTCATAATGCTCAGCTTCCTCA